CGCCTCGCGCTAGCTACCCTGGGGGACCTAGGTCCTTCGGAGGGTATCCGTCCGTTTATAGTCTGGTCTCGACTGGATTATATCGGCGGTGGGGAACGGGATTTCGGAGCTCACGCCGTTAAGAAAGCTCCTATAGTTTACCAAATCTATAAAATTGGTAGAGCCTTAGGGCTCGGGTTGGAATGCCAGTAAGACTGCCTTCGGGTAGCAGTAATCCCTCCGAGAGTGGGCAAGACCCGTACTCGTCCGACAAGGTCGGCTTCCTGAATTACGATTATGATGGAAGAAAACAAAAGCTAGACAGTCAGCTAAGGCGGTAGTCTATAAATTACGAATTGATTGCCGGTTGGCCCACGTACGGGCAAGAGGCCTCCTTCTGGAGTGTTGCTCCTCGGCATGTGAACTGGCGTCGTAGAGGCGTCGGGTTAGCCCGCAAGGGTTAATAACTCCTGTCTGGCAGGGGACAGGTTCTGTAACCCTCCAACCTCTTTCTTCAAATCTAACACCATGGCCACAAAATTAGATAACCGCGAAATACAAAGGAAAGAAAGAGAATGGCAAGATGATGGTAAATGGCGACCCTTGGTATTGCTCAGCCATTTAAATGAGCAGGCTTCGGCCGAGGCCTTCGGGTCGGGGGCGGATAAGACCTCTGGGGTACAAAGTGCCGCATCATCGGGGGAGTGTCCATACTGTGTATTAGTTGACGGAGTAGTTGTCGCACAGAGCGATGGCTGTACTTGTCATAAATTCACAGTGACTAAATCTAACACTCCCCTCAGCCGCTACGCTATCGGCTTGAAACAGAAACGGCGTATTGCCAGCAGAGTAATTAAAAAGAAAGGTATATCCCGGCCTTTATCTGCGTTAGGGACGGGGGCTGCGGACGCTAGCAGGCTTCATCCTTTTCAGGATCTCGGTCTTGAGGAGGGTGAGACGCCACTATCGGTGACAGAAGTTGCGCGTTGGCGAGCTTTGAAAGAAAGTGGAGGCTCTGAAGGAGCTGAGGGTACAGACTTTAATAATGACGACGGTTCTGTTGTCGCCAATGATCGTGTCTTTCCAAACCGTTCTGACAACAAGTTTGGTCCCTTAGCGGCTGAAGAAGAGCTCACCAGTGTGGAGGAAATACGTCCATGCAAAAAATCAAAAAAATTAAAAGCTCAGGTGATGAAGTTGGTTGAATACTTCAGTTCCGAACTCGGGATCGATGGTGACAAAAGAAAAGTTGGTGACGTGGCATGTGGTGGGGTTCGCTCCGCTGTGCGTTCATGTTTTCCTCCTAACCTCGATGTAATTCAGGAACTTTCCCTTAAAACATCTCAGAAGGTGGAGGTGGATTGTTGCGGAGCCTGCGAACCAGGGTTCTATAAAATAATCGGGAATTGGAAGTATAGGATGGCTGAGCCCGTCGAAGTAGATACCGATCACTTGGAGAAATATAAGAAAGCCTTTCGGTCCAATGTTCCACCCGGGTGGAACAGAGACAAGCATTCTTATATACCCAATGGGTCTGCGACGTGTCATAATCCGAGAACACTTGGTGGAAATTGGAATCGGGAGAAATTCTCTGAAACTTGTAGTCCTGCGCTAGTCTTTTCTAGTGGCAAGCCGAGAGTAGTAACTTGCTACTCATCCTACAACAATCAAGTTCTTTCCCAACTCCACCAATCTTTGTATGCTCGGCTTTCGCGTCGCCTTTGGCTTCTGAAGGGCGATCCTACTTCTGAGCGTGTTGCCGAACTCAACGGAGAAGGGAAATTTCTTAGCTTCGATTACATCGGGGCTACTGACAATATAAAGAAAGAGTACGTTCAAGCCGGGATTGAGATCCTGATCGAGCAGGCCGACGAGATGAGTGATGATGAAAAGAGATGTCTGAGGGTCCTTGGTAACTTGATCCTTAAGAATCGCGACGCTAGGTTCGAACCAGAGGAAGGTGACCCGGATTTTGGTCCTACTAAGGATTTTTCCCGGGGGCAACCTATGGGGTGCTTTATGAGCTTCCCGTTACTCTGTTTAACGAACAAGACTATCGTCGACATGTCACTAGCCGACTTACTCGAGAGGAAGGAAATTTCTTTCAGGGAGTGGACGCAGCACCGTTGTCTGATTAATGGTGATGACTTATTGCTCAAAGAGCCTAGTAAGAAAAGCGACCTCGCTAGTCGTATTATTTACAATGGCGGACAAGTAGGGATGGAGACCAATACTGACAAATGCCTAAGGTCTGAATCCCTTGCAGAGGTCAATTCAACATTATTCGATAATAGTGTACACGTGAAGAAGACAAACGCCAAAGCCCTTTACATGAAGGCTGATGTAGAGGATGTCCTTGGTTTAGCTTATGACGCCACGACTACCACTAGTGGTTTCGTCAAATGTGTCAGGTCTAACCTCGGAATATTAAAGAAGCAGGAGGACAAGTTTCTTTGGAAACTTCCGTATCCCTACCAGGTGATATGTAAGAAGAATAAGAAAATAAATAAGGCCCTCCGTTTCAAGCCCCTTGATAAGAAGTTCGACGCGTCAAACTACTTTCCTGTCGTTCCCCGGCCTGCCGGATATGACCTCTTTCCGAACGAGGAAAGAGAGATCTTAGACCGTAAGGTTTCTGAGATCAGGGATAACGTAGTGACAACTTTCCTTAATAGGTCTCGCTTAGAACAACATCTCAAGGAAGAGAACAAAGAGCGGAAGAAGCTCGGCTTACTCCCATTCACCCTCAACAAAAAAATAAGAGTCGTTAGTACCAATATTTCTTGGAGACGACTAACAAAGAAAAAGAAAAAAGAGAGTGATTTTATTTTATCAGTACTCGCCGAGGCCTTTCAGCTTGAGCAGCGTGATCTATTGACAGAGGACATCCCTAGGGATGTCATACAGTTCAAGAGTGGTACTTCTCGTATCGACCAACTCTGTGAGATCATGCGACCTAAAGCCAGTTCTCAAACGTGTGTGAAATTACCGTCATCATGCGACCTCTCCTACTTGAGGAATCACGTATCCAGCGTGACTACAATTGTAGGTGGGGCCTTCGCCTACTTTAGGGAGTTTCAGTACTTCCCTAGGGTACGAAAGAGCGTGAATTAAAGTTGCACATGTG